CGCAAACTATAGCCAGGTAAAGGATTTGCCAATGATTGGTATTCCTGTTTTAGTGTCTTTAATTCGTTTTCATACTCTCGTAATTTAATTTCTGTTAATTTCATGTCAGCGGACCATTGTTGACGGTAAACAGGTCGATCCCAACCTGAAACCCGAAAGCCTTTACTTATCGAGCGGAGGATCCCCACCTGTAATTCGGCATTAATTACAGGTGTCTCTCGCTCGGGAAGTCTCCCCTCCAATACTTCCATTGCTGTGGAGCATAATGAATTGTAGACATCATCATATGTAATAAGATCGAAAACATATTTCCGACCATAATTATCATGAAGTAAATCTAAAATTTGTCTTCTTAATTTTCCGAAGCAAGTTCCATGCTCATGGAAAAAAGCCTCTCTTAATACCGAATTGACCATTGCTTCTATTTGTTCGACCTCATTTAATTCGGCACTTGGTAATCTCCATTCTAATGTTTTAAATAATGAATCAAGATCTAATGGAGCTACAATTCTTTCTAATACGGAGTGCCACCTGAACATTCTCTTTAGAAAACTGATTTGGTCGGGAAGCAAAAACTTTTCAAAATCTACATTTTTCTGAGAATTGGTAAAAGTCATACTCGTGTTAGTGTTAATAACATTGGCAAATGTAATATTGTTAAACTCATCTATTGCCTCGTCCTTAACTGCAGCTAAAAAGTCATCACCATAAGTAACTGGCTTAACCTTTTGGAAAAAATCGTCTCTGTCTGTAATGGTAACATATACGTATACCGCCAAAATAAGATTTCTAATCGAATTGTCCTCTGCGGTAGCATATTTGCCACTCAATTGCAGGCCGGGTGCAACAAAAATGTCACCGAGCATCTCAATGACGGGCATCATGTTATCTCCCAACGATCCAGCAACTATTTTCAATTGATTTTGAGTATAACCTAACTTTGAGAGTAACATAATGACTATGTGATTGGCAGCTTGTCCAACTTCATATGGCATTGTTAGATCATAACCTCCATAATCCCCCTCTATGAATTTCTTTGAAAAAGAGGTGAGCTCGGAATACAATTTGTTAGCATCTCTATGCATATCTATTCCAATAGCTGTATAGAAGCACTCACTATATTGTATCATCAAAGTGAAGAATGGGGACAAAAACATTCTCATTACGACCAGTTGTGCAAATGGCGTGGAGAAGAAAACTCTCGTTTTGCCTAATATAGCCTTCTTACTATCTCTAGGTTCATCCTTTAATTGAGCTTTAAAGACAGGGTGATTTGACTCTCCTCTCTCGTATTTCTCAACAATGGTTGCGATATTTTGAAGAACATCATCTGTAAGTTCGTCATACACAATAGGGCACTTGCCTTCTTCCTCAAGGTAATGTCGTTGAGCATAATCTGATTTCTTTCCAGGAGTCCCGAAACCAGCTGCCTTGGTCATACCAATTCGACGTAGAAACGCGTCATGTTGCACTCCATTCACCGCTGTTG